TTCCTTGGAATTGATAAAGAAAAGTTCGTCACTACATTGTTGATCGGATATAACCATGATAACGGTAAACGATCTCATGGAAAGGCTAAAGACTTTCTTGACGATCTTCTAAGTCGTTTAAATATCACTGTTAAGATTTCTTGATTGGTATTTTCACCAAGCAGGGTGTAAAAGCAGGTCCGGTCGATTCAAGGGGCGAGAGCCCCGAGACATCACATTGAAGCTTCGCGTGTTCCAGCTTCTGCAGTGCGACCGAAAACATTTGAGCCTCTCTCAAGCTGATCTTGAATTTCGATCACGGTTGAGACGATCTCGACTCGTTGCATGACTATGAAGTGATAGCGGCACTCCTGGCACTCAATTAAATTCGGGGTAGGGGTAGAAAAAGAGTATTTAATTTTTTCTTCAGATTGATGTTCGCAATACGGGCATTTTATGCTCTGAGTTTTCACTTTCGGACGATCATCAGGATTGTGAAAGATCTCAGTTTTTTTTGCGGCCACTTCTTGAACTTCTTGGGCCTCTTTTTTCTTACGTTTATCAACCATTTTTATATCTCCATACGTTTGGGTTGTGGACCATCACCATATTATTTGGTCCGGCAAATTAAAATAGCAAAAAATACTCATTATGCTAGCTATTTTTTTTGACGCACTTGGACTTGTATGGCACTTCGGGCAACCCCTGCATATTCATTAAACAACTGTTAAATGAACGACCTACATATAGCGTGCTATTTTGAAATACCCCATGAGTGAAAATACCCATACGCATACTTGACACATTCTAGGCAGAATTATTTATTGTCCGCACAAATAATAGTTGCAGAAACTATTGCGCTACGCTATAGATGTTTTCGTTAACTAACCATGTTTCAAGGAGACAAAAAAATGAGTTCCGCCCTAGCAATTTACGAGAATTTTCAGCAAACCAAAGATATCGCTAATGCCCTGGCTGCAAGCGATTTGGTACCCCCACATTTCCAACGAAAACCAGCTAACATTCTCATCGCTCTGGAGTTTGCCCAGCGAAATGACATAACCCCTTTTGCCGCTATGCAGTCAATTTTCGTGGTGCATGGTCGCCCCGGCATGAGCGCGGCCATGGCAATCTCGCTTGCCAGAAAACACAATGCTTATAAGTCGCTTGTGTATAAAACTCATGGATCTGGAGACACCTTGGCAGTAACGGCAATTGCCACCCTCAACACAGGTGAAAAAGTCGAGACTACAGTGGACATGGCTATGGCTAAAAAAGCTGGCTGGACGAAAAATGCTATCTATGCCTCGATACCAGAACAGATGCTCAAATACAGAGCGGCCACTTTTCTTATCCGCTCTAACTTCCCTGAAGTCCTCTTTGGGATGCAAACCGTTGAAGAGATCGAAGACGTTGAAGCTTCAAAACGGGCTGTGCCAGTCAAACCAATTATGCCAGCCACGACCGTCATTGACGTAAAAAATGAGCCTGATCCCGTCAAAGAAGAAGTTCAAACAATCGAAGAAGCTATTCAAACCGAGCCAGTCATTGAAGAAGACGCAATGATTGAGGATATGGTCATAGAGCGAGACATCGAAGACTACCGGGGTGAGATCAGAGAGTTTCTTTCAACAAGAGACAACGACTGGTTTGCAAAAATTGGCAAGTCCCGAGGTGAAATGGTCGCAAAAGTCGAAGCGGAAAATTCACTGGACAAGATGAAGCACTTTTACGATTTCATTCAAAAGATAGGGTAATACAATGAAAACTTACACAATGTTACTCCTGACTTTTGGGGGCTGGTGGGCCTTTTTCTGGATCTGTTTTTATTGGTTCCCACGATATTGCGGGTGAACCATGCTCAATAAATATGATCAAGAGTGCTGCGATATTTGCGGAAACAGAGGGCCATGCAAATATTGCAGTAGAACTGCAAGTCACAATATTAACTATGATTTTAAACAATATTTAACAACTATGGGGTCAGAGTTTTACCGAGTTGAAAAGCGAGAGTCTGAAATAGTTTGCGATAAAATCAAGATAACGTTAGAAAATTTAGCGTTGTTCGCAAACATGATGACGCTCAGAAAAAAGACAAATGAGCCTCCTTTAAATGGCTGGCCAGCGTTCGATCAGATCTTTAAACATCGTAAATTAAGCTCTGTTTGCACGTCGTACATACAATTTAATGGAGGAAGGTTTTCTTTGATCTGCGCATTGCGCTAAAAGGTAAAAACTATGTCAAAGAAAAAGACCCCAACAGATTTTGAAAAGGCAGAGGAACAATTGCAAATTGAAAAGATTGAGGAGATGAAGAAGATTCTTCATAGGATACCAAGGAACATAACTGTCAATGAGCTCCGTTTGGCTTACATCGAGCATGTGATGGAGCTGCATGAATACAACCGAACAAGTGCTGCAGCAGAGCTCGGACTAAACTACACAACAATCATGGCTATGATTAGACGCGGTGAAATAAGAGGAGGGCGGTCAGTACGTGGTAGACCAAAAAACGAGGTTTAAGCTTATCAAGGGCGATGGCATCAAGAACAAAGAGGATATCGACCTTTTAAGAAAGCTTTTTGACCATTTGAATGAGCTTCACAATGAGCAGATCAAAGTGGGGCTTGACCCAAGGGCATCTACGTCCAGAGTTCTCTCTGCGCTCACAATTGCAACGGCCTCAACTGCTGCAGAAGGTGGGCTTGGGGTAGAGCATGTCATATACGCGATCAAAGATGCCTATAGCTTTTATAAGGACAATAACCCATGAGTGAGGATCTCATCGTTAAACTCATAGCTGCGCTTCTTATGTCATTTTGTATTTCTTACGGGGTATGCGGAATCATAAGAGTTGTGAGCGAAGAGCTCAAGTTCAAACGTCTAAACAAAAGGCCCGAAGTCACCTGGAAGGGGAAAAAATGAGATCACTAGCTGCCCTGGCTACCGTATTTATCGTGCTCAGCGCGGACGGTGGTAGGTTATTAAGGATCAACGTCGATGCAATCAAAATGTACTATGACTTTCAGGAAGGGAATCACAAGACCCGTATCGAGTACATTGACCAGACGGTTGATACTGTGCTTGAGACCCCGGAAGAGATTGATCTCTTGCTCCAGGGAGAGGTATCAAAGAAATGAAATTTGCGCTGAGAACAGAGCCGAGGATATTCATTTGCATCGGGATCGCCGTCTGGGCCTCCACTGGATCATTTCGAAGGTTCGCTGTTTACGTTCTTGCATATTTTTTAACCATGCTTGTGATAAACGTATTTATCGCATTTATATCCGCAATTAAGGAGATCAAAAATGAGATTTGAAAAGTGGCAACGACGCCCCGTCGATGTTGAAGCGATCCAGTATCAGGGTTTCACAATCGACTGTCTGAAGTATGATGTTCGTGTCAAGTTTGATGACAACAACTCTGAAGCTACGGTACGCACTCTTGAGGGTGAGGAAGTGGCTAAGTTTGGCGACTACATCGTTCGAGGCCCTATGGGTGAGCTCGAAGTCATGAAACCAGAGGTTTTCGAGAACACTCATGACCGTTGCGACAATTGCCCAAGGCCCAGGACAAGGAAGAATAAAAAAGACGAAGTTGTAGATGTTTTTGAGGAAGTCTCAGAAATTTAACATTAGAGGTGAATATGACTGATTTAAACCGTGACTACATGCTCATTATCGACAAATCTGGATCAATGGCCGAGCGCGACTGTCCAGGTGGAAAAAGCCGATGGGACTATTGCCAAGAGTCTACCTTTGCACTTTGCTCAAAGATGGAAACATTGGACCCTGATGGGATCGACCTTTATGTGTTCTCATCGAGCTTCAAGAGGTATGAAAATGTTACTTCTCAGAAAGTTAAAGACATCTTTAAAGAGAACGATCCTAGCGGGGGTACCGCTCTGGATCTTGTGCTTGGCGACGCTTTTGGTCGTACTAAAGGCCCTACTACCATTGTTGTTGTTACTGATGGTGAGCCTAACGATAAGTCTGCTGTTGCTAAACTCATTACTGCTCAATCACAAAAGCTTGAGAAGGATGAAGATCTTGCGATTAGTTTCATTCAAGTGGGAAAAAATGAAGAAGCAAGGTCCTATCTGAAGTCTCTTGACGATGATTTGAAAGGAGCAAAGTTTGATATTGTCGATACTGTCACTTTTGATGAAATGGAAAACACGAGTTTGACCGAAGTTCTGACTAGTGCTATAACAGACTAACAGGTTGCCTCCTGTTGCTGCCAAATTTGATGATGTTGATTGATGGGATCATTGGGGCTTGGCAGTATGCGAGAAGTAAGCTCAGTTTGGTAGAGCTTGTGAAGCCGACACTGTTCGGGAGTAGTACCAGGGCGCTGGTTCAAGTCCAGCCTTCTCGCACCTTGACAAAAAATAATGAAAATGTATAAATATTTTGCGTTCTCATAAGAAGTCGAAAGCCGAGCACAGAATAGTACCCGATCACTAAACTGAGCTCGGCTTTTGCTTTACTTGGTGAGACCCTTCAGAGCGGAAAATACCACTGAAGCAGGGCCAAGTTTCACCATAGCCAAGATCTCGATCACCGCGCCACCTATAAGAACCAAAAGCTCCTTTTTTTCTTCCAGATCCAGTTCTGAAAGCTCTTTGCCAACAAGGTCATAGTCAACAGACATGAGCCCTAGAATGTCAGATTTGATCATACCTATGAGTTTTTTTGTTTCAGTGATGCCCATACCGATCTCTCCCTTTGAAACCTATAAATTGTGTGTTTACTGAATTTTATCACAATTCCGGCATTCTTGAGCAAAATGCTGTTCAAAAAGAGCTGTTTGCACGGCTAAGATTTTATCAAGTCGAGTGATGGAGTCAGAGAGTGTATTGATACGGCTATTGAGGGTTGTAATGGAACGATTAAACCACGCCCCCAAGGTGAACAAAGTTGTGGCCGCGCTGGCTGCCCCTGAAAAGATGATTTTTAGTAACTCAGCATCGATCTGCATAGACTACCCCTAACGTGAAATGGATAGGGATAGTTTATCATCTTTTAAATAAGGGTAGACCCTAATGCTTCATAAGGAGAACATGCTTCGTAATCTTTGTTTAAGTCCTTAGTATTAACGACAATTTTGTCGTCTTTGCCCACTTTCTTGAGTATCCAAGTCACCACAGAAACACCGCAATTTACACTGACTTTTGGATCTGCTGAATAATACTCATTTGGCACTGTTCTTGAGCGAAAAAAAACAGAAATCAAAGCGTTCTCCTTTTTAATCAAAAAAGTGAGTCTAAAACTCGCAAAAAAGTGTGTACCTAAGCCACCTACCCATGCGACAAGACCACTCAAAAGCTTCCTTGCGAACACAGGTATGTCTTGGCTCACCTGCGAATTCCAAAATAAAGCTGTTTTCTGTCTTGAATTCATAGTTTCCTACGTTGTCCGATGGAGTCGGGTTATGCCCAAGATATGACGCTATCCCGATATCTCCCGTTTTACCGACTGGACCCTCAAATTTTGTTGAGCTGTCCCATTGGAAATTCTCACAGTAAGTTGCCGCATTTAAATTCGATGCCAATAGTAGCCCAAAAAGCAATATTTTTCTCATAAAAATTCCTCAATTCCTTAGTGTTTTTTTGTATTGTTCGATTATAGCCATAAGATCTTCTTGTGTCATGTTTTCAGCCTCATAAGCTGCGTCATTCCAGAATTTTTTAAGTCTGTTCATTGTGTCACGATTGCCTTCAATCTGATATGGGTTTGATCTTAGGGCCTTCGCTGAAGAGGTATTGAGATCATATGACATTCTTGATTTTTGGCTGTCGAGAAGATCCCTTGTAATAGACATCATTTCCCTTGGCCCATGCATCTTATCGGTGATAACTTTTGGATCAATACCGTAAGATCTCATTTTGTTCATATAATGCCAATCGAGAGCTCTTTGCGCTGCAGGGTGAATCTTATTCATATTTTCAATTTGGGCATGAACATGCTCATGAGGAACGGCGTCAACACCCCGAGCCATTCCAAACCTTATCCCGCCCTCTGGGTTAGGAATAACAGCCCCATCGGAATGATGCATATAAGTCTCTCGATCTGGGTGCTGAGCTGTATAAGCTTCATCAAACTTCTTACCAGCTATCTTCTCAGAAGGGTGGAGTTCATCTCCCCAAAACCTCCTTTGGTCACCACCGACGTTCATGTCACGGTACTGTTTGAAAGTAAAACCTTTAATTCCAAAACCGTGGCCATCCATCTTGGGAAGCATCTTAATCTGGCTGCCCTCGGCTGAGAACTTGGGGAATAGCTTTTTGAAGCTAAAAGGCTTGATCGAAGCTGGCTGTGGCAAACCTTCCCCGTACTCGAAACCCTCTGGTGCTTTCTCTTGCGGGTCCAGGCCGACTTGGTCAGACCCGGTAAAACCGTCGATAATCGAACCTAGGTCGGCCCCGAGTCCTTTATATTGGGGGGTAGGAATTCTGTTTTTTTTTTCAGTATCGGTAGTCAAAGCTTGGTACTCTGGATCTCTTTTTGACAGCATGTAGTGAAGCATGGCTGGCTTGTTACCGCCCTCTTGCACTGCTTTGATAAACATGCCTTCATAGGGAGTTCCTGCGAGCTTATCGAAAGGGATCTCTTGACGCTTCGAATTAAGAGCCTCGGCACTTACCCCAAGACCCGCTGTTATTGATCTTCCGACACCTGGAGCTTTGAGTGGGGCCTTGATACCCGCACGGTAAAAGTTGCTGGCATTGTAGTCGAGAACGGCACCTGCTGCCGCACCAGCACCTATTCCGGCTGTTGTGGTATACCCTGAACTATCCCCAAGAACATAACCTGCAGCGCCGCCCAATAAACCACCAATGGACTTGCCAAGGTTAACCATTCTCGAGCCTTGAGCTTGGTCCATTGTTCCAAGATCCCTCAAAACCTTATTCTGTTCATACTTGCGGTAAAAGTCCTCTGGCCCACCAGGGTGAGCATTCTCAGCATACCAGCGAAGCTTATCCTCTTGATTTACCGCCGGGTTTCCGGGTGATGAAACAAGGGAAGATCTCAAAGTGCTTTGAGCACTATCGGGGGTCATTCCCATTTTCTGTGACTTCAGAGTTTCAAACGTCGATTGCGCCTGATCATAAGCCGCTTGACTTGGGGCCTCTGGCCTAATTCCCATGGCGAGATCTCGCTTGAACTTATCCCTGTAGTCAAGAGTCTTTATAATGTCATCAATGGCAGGAACATTGAGGTTTATCATGTCCCTTTTTTTCATGGGATCTTTCAAAGAAGATTGGATCTTACCAAGTGGGTACTCGCCACCGAAAAGCTCCATTGCTTTTTTGAACCTAATGGTTTCCTGCTGAATCTGCTTTCTTAGCGGATGATTGAGCGGTATTGAAACGTCTAAAACGTCGTTAAGATCATTAGCGATACTGTTGAGTCGGTACTGATAGGGCTGATTGTGAGAGCCAAAGCGATAATCGACCATCCCTTGATAAACTTGTCTGATTCTATCAAGCTCCCGAGCAGAAACAACTCTCGGAGGTGTTCCTATTTGAACATTAGAAAATTTAGCAGTTGATGGTTTAGCCAGTGATGTTATTTCTTTCCAAGCATTATTAATCGATTGTTTATCTCCAGTAGAGTAAACACTGTTATAAGCTTTTAAATAAATTGGCTTTAGAAGGTTTATATCTATCTCGCCGCCCGAGTCTTCCAAGATCTTGTTACGAATACCTGCAGTCTTCTGATACTCGCCCTGTAGACCCTTGACCGCTTCCACTACCCTATCGCCGTCTAGTGTCCCGAGCTTGGTCTGATCTTCCATGTCCATGATAGCTTTTTTCTGCTCAGACTTTACGGAATTATCGAGTCTTTGAGCTTCTTCCCGAGCTTCCCTCAAAGCGGAGTCTTTTTTGCTGGAATATTCAGTAAGGTTGCCCTTCATTTCATCAATGAGAGCCTCTCTGGGCTTACCCTCTGTGGACGCCTCATACTCGTCATAGTAGTACGGGTTTTCTTCGTACTTTTTGAGAGAGGGCCTCTCGGCCTTGCGTGTTTTAATAAACCCCACGGCTTGAGCCGATCTTTTTGGAAGAGCAAGAGTTGCCCCTGCGACAACGGGAAGAGTGTTTAGACTGGTTTCAAGGTTAAATCCTAAACGCTCGGGGTGAGTTGTTGCCTGGTTGACGATAGGCTCAGTAGCCTGAACGACTGGTGGTTTATAAAGCGAGCTTGTCAGATCTGCCCCAACTTCGTAGGCATCCAGCAAAAGAGGATATTGACGCCGCAAATAGTCGTCGTACTGCTCTCTTTTTTGCTGCCTCTCGTCTGCTGTTTCCCCGGTGAATAACCCAATAGCAGGGTCGATCACTTGGTGCTGAATAGTATCAGCGTAGGGAACAAACTTTCGAGCGGCCCTGACCGGAATGACCACGTTTTGCTCATAAAGCCTTCGGCCAAGTCCTGGCTGCTCATATTCTTCTGACTCTTTGGCCTGTTGGGGAGGAGCTGCGTCTTCCTCCCAGAACGAGCCGTCCGGCCTTTGCTGTGGCTCTGCATCTTCTTCCCAAAATGAACTGGCCATCACTGCACCACCTTTCCACCTTTTTTGACATACTTATCAACACTAGACTTTGGAACGAAGCGCATGCTCCCATCTGGTGCCTGAATCTTAACCATAGCCTCTTTGTTTTGTGTTGACTTTAGTACCATAGGTTGATCGGGAACCTTGTAGTCATCTGGCTCGATAACTCTCATTGGTTTTTGACCGCTCGACTTGAAACCGCCGAGTGTCTGACTCTGCTCAAAGTATTTTGACTTTTCGTCCTTCGATGCGGCCTTGGCATCAAGATCGTCAATGGTTCTCAGAATCTTTTCAATGTTGGAGTCAACAGATAGCTTAGGATCATATGCCTTTTCGAGTATTGCTTTTCTCTCGCCTTCTGTTGGGTTTCCACCGAAAGTAGCCTTGAGACCACCCAGAGCCGCTTGCTGAACATCCTGCTCAATTTTTAAGCTGTCTTCTGATCTCAGAGCTCCTTCACCGATCTTGCCCTTGAAGTAAACACCACGCCCTGAAATATCATCCGCCACGCCTTGATCTTTCGCCTTCTTAAGACGACTGACAGCATTCTCAAGAATTTTACGGTTTTTGAGGTACTCTGACTTATCGTTCGAAGTCCAATCGTTGTACTCTTTGACATAATCCCTATCAAGTGCGTCAACCGCTTTGCTTTTTGGGATAACCCTTTCTGTGATAGATCCATCAGGGTTTTCAATCCGCTCGATTGTTCCGCTTCCTTGCTGCTTGGCTGCTAGAACGTCACTGCGATAATCCTGATCTGCCCCAAGCTTTTCCCTCTGAAAGTCGAGCTCGTCCCTTCTAAGGTCAAGAGTGTCATCACGATATTCTTTTTCTGCCTTAACCTTCTCAGCATCCTGCAGATATTTTGCAAAGGCGTCGATCTCAGAAGCGGGAACACCTTGAACCTGCTCAGCATACTCAGGGTAACGCTGCGCAAACCAAGTTTGATACCTTTGGGACACCTCGCTTTGCGGGTTATCCATTGCTGCTTTTTTGTCCATCTCCCTCATTTGCGAGAGCTCGGCGACGCCTTCCTGGCCAAGTTTCTTCTGGGTCAAGTAATCTTCGATCTTGGCTTTGCGCTCGGCCTCTGCATTTTGCAAACCCTGCTGTCCCTGCTGCCTAAAATTTTGCCAGTAGCCTGAATTAGCGCCCGGTCCCTTGTGTGCCACCGAATGAGCCGTAAAAGCTGTCGATAGAGCTTCGCCAACATTGCCAATCGTGTTTTGTCTGTTGGCCGCTTGCCTGGCTGCATCAACTCCAGAACTATCAGCCGCCTTGCTATATTTTTGTGCAAGATACTGCCTGATTATATTACGCTGGGTGCGCTCGGGGTCCAGAGTGTTGCCCATTTTCCAATCGACCGGGGAAACGTCCTGTGGACGTGCTCCAGGATCGCTTTTCATACCCCCGGTAGGGGCAAGGGAAGGGGCAATGTAAGTCTGGCCTTCAGGAAGGTTATACTGCCCTTCGTATGGATCTTGGTAATACTGACCGGAGGGATCTTGCGAATACTCCTCGTTCACATATGTCAAAGTATCGCTACCCTCTGGATCTTTCAAATACTGCTTACTTCGCTGAAAAGCCATTATCGACCCCTCCGTTTCATGTTTTGAAGTGCCCTCATCTGGGGCGAATTTTCGTGAACATAGCTGCCTATTTCTTGAGCAGGGGCCTGAGTCATAGAACGGGGAACAACTACTTCACCAGGAGAAAGAGTTGCCGGGATATAGTCGTTCAAAGGAGAGTCGCCCTCGACAACAGGTTCACCGGGTACGCCGCCACCGTAGGCATACTTGAACTGATCTTCCCAAGTCTGATCATTTCCGAGCTGTGGGCTACTAGTGTTTTGATAAAGAGGTTTGGACTTGGGAGCTGATCCAGCCCCGATAGCTCCACCTGCTGCCCCGGCTGCTGCTGCCCCGGCTGGGCCTCCCATCGCTGCAGCTCCGAGCATAGCTGCTGAGTTCCAAAGCTGACCCTGGGCGATCCTTCCCTGAGAAACTTGGTCATTGTAGAAATTCGCCTTAGCCTGTGAGTTCCCGGCCATGCCTTGCGCTTTGCCAAGCTTCGCATTATAGGCTGCTTGAGGCTGCTGGAATTTGTTCATCTGCTCTTGAGCCTGTTGAGCCGATGCCCTCTGGTTGTAGACGCCCTGAGTTTTGTTCATATTTGACAGGGCTGCTTGCTGCTGCTGCTGAGCATTGAACTGAGCCCCTCGATTGGCAAGCTCGGTGTTGAACCTTGCCGCCTGATCCCGAGCTGCCGCAACTTGAGCCTGTCGGTTAAAGTCGTCCCGCTGCATACCACCTGCAAGATCTGCGGCCATACCGGACGCTTTGAGAGACCGATCTTGAGCCATTCCTGCTATGTCCATGTTTCGCTGAGATAACCTATTGGTCCCTGCTTGGTTGGAATTGAGAAGAGCCATGAGAGCCATCCCGCTACCAGAATTGCCTTTCATTTGCGCTTGGGTCATGATCGCTTCGCGCTGTGCCTTTTCCTTCGCCGCTTCATCCGACTGGAGACGAGCAAGGTTTGCCTCATCCATAGCAGTCATCCCGCCCCGCTGCCGGAGGTTCTCGAGAGCTGCAAGCTGAGCTGTCTGAGCCGACCGCGCTGTTGGGTCGGTTGAGATCTGTTCATAAGCTGATGGACCCGACCGTTCAATAGCAACGGGATCAACACGAACGTCCGAAGAAAGTTCGGGGCCTTCATAACTCACAGGAGAAAACTCAACAGGGTTTAATTCCCGGTAAGCTGCATCGGCCTCTCCCATTGCTTCCAAAGCTTTGCGCTTGTCTCTGCTCGGATTGTAAAACAGACCGCTAAGCGGTGTTGAATCTAAAAGTCCCATTGTTTCCCCCTTTATATGATCCCGCCGCCTTCTTCTGTAGCTTCACGGTATTGTTTTGCCTGTGGTCCTTCGCCCGTTTTGATGTAATGATCAAAGTCCGACTCTGTCCAGAGATAGCCGTCGCCTGTCCCTTTTCTTCTCCACTGAGAAACCTGTGCTTTTCTCTGCTCGATCTCAGAGTTTGCTTTTGCCCTGTCGATATCATCAAGATACTTTTTGCCCCAAGCTTGGTTCTCAGCTCCTTGACGCTGCCGCTCTGCTGCCTCGGCATCCTCTTTTACTTTCTTGTCGTAAGCCTCTTTATCGGCCTTCTTCTTGGCATCGATAAGTCCGCTGTAAATGCTATTTGTTGTTTTGGCGTTGTTTGTTGCTGCAGTTTGTGCCGCCGACCACTGATCAGAGACGCTCTTTGCTTGGTTTTTTGCCGCCTCGATTTGTGAGCCGACTTTTTGCTCAGTTCCCTGTAGATAGTTGCCGATTCCCTGCCACTTCTTACTCGCATCTTCAACAATCTTACCGCCACCGCCGCCGTACTTTGTAATTGCTGTGTCTAAACGACCTACACCGGGGGCCCCTGAACCATACCCATACTTTTGACCCAAAGCTGTCTGTAGTCCTTCGGTTGTTCCAAGGGTTTTCGCCGAATCGCGAACTTTATCCGCTGAACCTTGAGCCTTTTGATAAGCACCGCTTTTGTCATCTGCGAAACTTGTCGGGCCTGTGTATGAGGAAGATGGAGATGTCGCACCAAAGGAAACCGTCGGAGCTTCCCCCTTGGTACTTGCATCCTTCTTCGCCGCTTCTGTAGGGGAAGTGTCGATCATCCATTGGTTGGCCACCGATTGGTTAAATTGTGGCGTTCCCTGCAGAATGTTTTGCCCAGCAATTTGCCCATAAAGATCGGCGTCCTTTTGGGCATCCATTCCCTGCTTTTCAATATCGCCGATAACATTCGCCCCCATCTCTGCTGAGCTGTTGGGAGACGTGAGATAGTTTACAATGTTAGTAAAACCGCCCGACTGCTGCTTTTGGGGCGCATTCGGTAGAGCTCCTGTGCTCGACCCACCTGTCATCCCTCCCGAGATATATCCTGTTCCCCCTGATACCGGGGTTTCCTTATTCTTGTACTGCTCTTCGTCGTCATTAATGATTGCCATCGTTACCCCGCAAAGCAAACTAAGGTTAATGTGTATTTTACTGTCGAGCTTGGAGTTATGCCTACAACATTGATAAGCCTAAAGCCATTGTTGGCGTCATAGGTCCACTGAACTGCCACCGCTGCCGTCAAAGTAAAGCCGATGTTGTCCACTCTCACCACATTACCGACATGAACCGATTGTGGACGCTGGTTAAGACTCCATTTTAAAGGGTAAGGGTTTGTCGCTGTAGGGACGCTGCTCAAAGTCACTGTAACTATGTCGGCAAGCATGTTGTCTTTAATCGTGATCGACTTGTTGAAAACCGATGCCACCCCTTCCATAAAATTGTTGAGAGGCTGGAATAGTTTTGAGATCCATTCCTTCTGAGACAAAAAGTCTTCAACCAGGAGCCTTCTGATCTGTGGAAGCTGAGCCATTACACACCACCCCCGCCTTCATGCCAAACCTTCTCGCTAATGTTGTTTCCTATGAGTGAGATCCCTTGGATTGCCCATGGGCTGAAACACACAGCATGTTCAAACCCGACAATGTGAAAGCTGGCCCTTTGCGAGACCCTAGGAACCATGACCCTTAAGGGCCGTCTTCGTGGACATTTGCCGCCCCAAGGAGCCACACCCCAAGGAAAGCGCCCCCAAGGAGCCGCAATGCTTCCCATCACGGTTTCGTCTTGAACTGAGGGGGTGAGATCGGTTCGAAAGCTTACTGTGCCTTGACCGTAGAAATCGGATAGAAACAAAATTGTTGCTTCCCTGACATGCTTGTTGATGCCTGGGTTTCCAAAAGTGCTTGGAGACCAAACCATCTTTGTTTCAATGGGAGCCACAACATCGGCTGTTGAAAGAATGAACTGCGCGGGGTACTTCGTTGTAACAGTCGTAGCGCCAACAGCTTCAATTTCTCCCCAAATATCCGATTCAGATGGATCAAATGTTGCGACCTTGCCCTCATCACCGTTGTCTGTGAATGATACAGATGTACCCGCTAAAGCCGCCGCATAAGTCGGGGCTAACTTGAAGCCGTTAGCACTCGTCTTGATTATGAAGTAGTTCCCAGCTGAAAGTCCAGTCGGTAGTGCACCCGAGTTGATCGAAAGAGCCACCTTCAAACCAGTCAAAAAGCCATGGCTGTTGATTGTGATGACTCCGGTCGAAAAGTCAAATATCCCGCCCGTTCCCGTCGTCCCCGATTTAGTCGCGAAGCTTGGGATCTGGTAGAGCACCTGCCCAATCTCTAAGCTGCTTGCGTTCGAAACGGTCACGACCCTACCCGATACACCTGATATTGTCTCGGTGCGCATATAATCTGCATAATCGACGTTTGATGCAGTCTTGTTTTCGACATAGAGAAAGTCTTTGGTCACAAGTCCCAGATAGAGCTTGTCATCAACCGGGTTGACCCCCCCGCACTTCTTGCCCAAAGTTCCGCGTGTCCAGTTGTTGGTGATCGTATTGTAACGGTAATACTGTGTTGGGTAGGTATCCGTGTCTTTTTCAGGAACCCAGAGGTAATAGCTGCGCTGCGACTCATACGATACCCCGAATGACTCATTTCTGAGCACTGTTGGGTTGATCTGAAGGAGCTCCAGAAGATCGCCTTCAATGGGCCTCGACATGATAGTCACGCCCGTCTCTGAGATCGAGACCACGCCTTGAGTCGTAAGGGCGAAAATTTGGTTATTGAGAACGACCGCTGTCTCGGGAGCGATAACATTCGCCGTCGAGTCGAGCTCTGAAATCTGGAAATTTGACGGGTCTGTTCCATACAAACGCGAAACCCCCCCGTCATCTTTCAAAATGAACAGTGAGTCCCTCAGTGGAATGATGCGCAAAATTCCGCTGTCTTTACTGCCAGCATAGAGCCGATAGGGAAGAGGTACATGTTCGGGTTCAAGAGGTTTACTAAATGCAATCCCGTTCGGGGCCACCTCGTTTGTCGAGCTCTGGCTTGTGCCACTCGCTGGAAGCTGTGGAAGCCAAGTATTGGTGAGATCACTCGTCAAAGAAAATGCGCTGCCACCTGCGTAGTAGTTTCTGATCAGAATTCTACCCGGCAAATCATCGGGTCCAGAAAGATACACTGCGTAGAATGTGGTGTACTGTCTGTTTATGATCGAAACGAGTCTTTTAGCTGTCTGCTGAACATTGATCGCATCCGATCCCGATGAGATGACATCAAAGTACGGCTGACCGTACCAGGCATCGCCGGGAGCTGGGGTTGACCTACAGGCCCAGAACTTGATCCCACCAATTGTAATTGAGCTCGGCTGAGAAGCTGGAGGTATGCTCGCAAACTCCTTGACAGTCTTAAGCGTCAAAATAAAGCTGTGGTTATCCTGAGTATTTGCATAAAACATGCAATCCTTGAACCAAGCCATATCCAGAGCTCTGGGAGGTGCATAGTTTGAAAGATCAATTCCCTGCTGTGAAGCGTTGGTATAAAGATATTCACCGTCGTTGTACTCGTCAGGTGTGAAGTCACTAAAGTTCACAATCCCTGACAAAAGCTCGGCTGCAGTGGGGGCTCTTTCCCCTACAAGCTTAAGCTCGTCATTAGGAACGGCAGACGAAGCCACGGCGTCACTACGATAGACGCGAAAGAAAAAGGGATCACCGTTCGCTATGGTTGAAGGAATGTAATGGCTTACAATAACACAATATGTAAAACCGCTTGTATTTGAAATATAAACAAATTCAGAAGGTGGACCAATGTATAGATTGTCATTCTTGTCGCGATAGCACCACACTACCCGGTAGGCTACCGCTTTTGCATCAACAAGCCAGTTGTATGTTGCGTTACTCGTGAAAGCCAAAAATGGGCTGATAGCTTGCGGAACCCCGGCAAGCATCGGAGCTGCCGCCCGATCATCAAGGCGATGGGGGCCTAGTGTGTGAGTCAAATAAAGGTTTTGTTTAGCTGCTGCAGATCTCACCTTTACGTTGGTCTCTGGCTGAATAAACTCATAGGCATTGACGCTGCCCGTAAAAGCAGGGTTGTACGCCCAGCCTATCGTTGGGTCGAAGTAGGCAAGCTTGGGGTTTCCATTACCGTCCTTGAGATGGGCGATAATCGTATCATCGTAGAAAAAGATCTTCTGCGCCCGGTTTGTCGTAGTTGGGGTAGCCGTTGGGAAACTTGCAAGTCCTGTGCTTTTTGCGTGATAAGTAAAGCCCCTTCTTGGCTCTGCTACCGAGTCTCTATCGATCACAATGTTGTCGGCAACAGAAAGAGAACCTTCCGGTACTGCTGAGAAGTCATTAGGGAACGTGTAAAGCCCCCGAAGCTTAGGAATCAGGTTTTGACCCATATCAAAAGTTCCTCCAGTCGCTCTTAACTTTCTTTGTCCCGAAAACATCCCGAGGGGTGATCGTCTTCACCGCGCTTTTGATCATCTCGTTAAGCTCACCCTTCTTGTCTTCGTAAGCTGCCTTGTCACCAAGAGCAGAAAGAAGCTGAACTGCTGTAGCCTGGGCCAGAACCGGGAAGAAGTCGGCCATCATTTCCGGTAGTGGGGTGTAGTTTGCAGGGGCCAGCCAGTCGCCGACCTTTACAATCGACTTTTCTTCTCTGTTTTTGGGAAGAGATCCAAACGAGATCACATTCCCTGCAGAGATCACCTCGATTGGTTCATCGAGAGCATAAGGGCTGTACGGGGTGTTGTTATTGATAAAGTCCACAAGCATGGCAGATGACCATGAAGATGGATAAGTGCGCACTGTAACCGTCCCGTTAGCCTCGTCCACTGCAGTAATCTGAGCCGCCTCGTTATCCCTGATCAAGAGAGAGGGCCTCTGGTAGTACCTAAGCCTCAAGATCCCGCTTGTTGAGTTGGGAGTAGGATATACAACCACCTTGTCGTTTTCAAAGTAGAAACCCCTCGGGTAAAGCCCGGTCTGGGTTGTCCCGATTGAGCTTGGATCAAGGGGGCTCAAATTGGTCACTGAATTGTTGAGGATGAACTGAACAATAGATGTTATCCCGCCAATGGCCCTGGCTGGAATATCATAGATTGCCTGACCATTGGTTAAATTGTAGTCAATGAAGGTCTCGTAATACTTCTCCCTCACTGACAAAATAATAGGCACAAGTTTCTCTCTTAGCTGCTCGGATGCCACCAAGAGAATATTGTCAGGTGAGAGCGAGCCCTGGCTTGCGTCGGGGAACATGCCCCTTACTCTCACCGATTTGATCAAATCTGTAGTCGTGTAAGCTGACATGATTCACCCAACTTTATAAATTGTTTGTTCCTTCTACTTTTCTTTTTTCTCTATCTAACTTTCTTTTCATTGACCAAAGAAGCGCTTCGTCTAGCTTGGTTATGATCAAAGCATTTTCTCTGCATGGATACTGCTTGTTTAACCCTTCAATTATGATCTTTGCTGCTTCTATTAAAGTATCAACTTGACAGCCATTGACGCCTACTTCTTTGATTGGTCCGTTTTGCAAATTAAACGTGATGCTATTTTTGTCTTTTCTTAAATAAATGAATTTGTTTGGTCTAATATCGCGCTCAAACGCTTCATAATCCATTTGACCTTTTAATTCATGTGGGAATAGATCGGGATGTTTTTCTCGCAAATCATCCATGACCACCACTTCAAAACCGCCAATTTCTTCGATTCCTTTTAATGTCTCTAAAGCCATTTAAGCTACCCCACCGAAAAACTTCTCATAAAGCTTCTTGATCATCATTTTTGTCTCTTCGTCTACCGCTCCACCTTCCATCATTTGTTCTTCCTTCTCTTCCTCCTCTGGGAAAATCTTTTCTTCCACTTCTTCAACCCCGTCATGTCCGGCCTTAGCCATCTCGTTCTCAAGTCCAGAGCTTGGCTTAACCTCGGTTACTGAAACCTCGGCTGAAACAGGTTTTTTGAACTTCCCTTGGTCAAGTTCTGACATCTTGCCCATGAGGCCCTTTAAAACCTTCATTTTCCCTTTTTTTTCGTTATCCGACAAAAACATGTGAGTCCTTTCTTAATTGTTATTCCTTTTAAATTGGGCCGAGGAGGCTGATGCAGAATGAATTTGATAGTTTCATGGCTTACCCTATCGTATATGATGCAGTGTGCGCTAAAAAACCACCGTTCCCAGAACCCGCAAAAGAGGAGCCATTCCACTGTTGAAATATTTCAGCTGAACCGTCATAAAAAAGCACTATTCTACCGGGACGGTCTGGATACACAGTTGACTCATAAGTTGGTACTAACCACTGAACCCCTCCACTTGCTGGCCTAATTGCTGCGGGAAACCCGTTTGCAGCTGGTATCACTACAGTTTGTGATTTATTTGTCGCAAAGATTGCTTCATTCATAACAATAGTGACTTGTTTTCCAATGCGAACATATCGTCCAGTCAGATTTTGTGTCGTGGCAGTCCATGGCCCTTGAGATATTACCGAGAATGTTCCTTCTTCGTAGTGATTCAAGGTACTCTGCCCTGCCGCATCATCGAGCTTGAGACCATCATTATACGTCTTAACCCCAGCAAAAGTCTGCGCTTCTGTGCTAACCAAACCAGCCGCACTAGCACTAGCCGGACCAATCCAAACGTCAACCGCCGTCACGCCTTCCATGTTCGCTGCTGTGGTGTATGTTGTGGGTTCGGCGTTTAGTTCAACATCTCCTGAAAACGCATAATAATCAGTCGTCCCAGAAGCATGTTGATAAGATACATTCCCGGTATTGGCCGTGGTATATGCCTGAGAAAACAGAGGACCGCCACCAGAAAATGCTACGACCGATTGGTCGGCTGTAGCTTTGAAAACTACATCCGCAATAGTCATTGTTGCAGATGTTCTGCTCCCGGATGCTACAGTATAACGTACGTTGAATTTCATTCTCCAAACGCCCGAGCTATCTGCATAAAATACCGCTACAGCTCTAGTAACCGCAGATACGGTTGGATTGCTTGTGACTGCTGAACTTAGGTCTAATTGTTTCGTCCTCTTCGTCGCAGCTGAGTAAGGGACGAGAACGTTATTGTTGCGGATACCGATTATGTTTGAAGGCATGGTTACTCCTTGTTATGCAATTCTTTCTGCTGTTATTCTACCGAAAGCTTGAACTGTTCCTGATGAAAACTCAGCATATGCTTTTAAAAAATAAGTTGTCTCTACCGTAGGAGTTACAATATCAGATGGGACGGCTATTGTTGTTTCACAAGCAGCAGTTGGTGGAGTTGGAAGCAACCCAGCATTGCCACCTAATACTATTCCACCGCTAGCATTGCCATCAGCTGTACCTATACCACCTCCAAATCTTGTCCCAGTTACAGCACCACCATTACCGCTGAACCCTACAATTGACTTCAATTCCCATTTTCCCGGTTTCACCGTGACACTAGTTACTGTTTTCCATTCGCTATTTGTTAAGGTAGTTCTGCTTGCTATGAGCAGAGATCCAACTTTAGTTTCACCAATATATCCTTCAGCTACCGCCACCCCATCAGTCTTACCAACAATACCGCCGCTTGGAGTGAAAGCCCCGGTTACCGTCAAAGGCCCGCTGACATAACCGCCAAGTCCGCCTGTGCCGTCGTTTACAATCCATTTAGTGTTGTTTGAAATAAACTCAGCCCATTGCTCTGTTTCAGTAGCTACAAACTCCACGGTATCGTTGTCAGTATCGTTATAAAAGATCTTGTCTGTACCGTTTCCATCGACAATTACTTTATAGCCCGTAGGAATGTTGTAGACAGTGACCTTGACGTTATATTCCGCTGCCACTGCAGGAAGTGTCAGAGTCTTGTCCTCGGTCATGCTTGAGCCATCGTAAAGATAGTGCTTGCCGTTCTCCAGTGTGCCGGATGAATCTTTGTTGATGGGAGTCGCAATAAGACCGCCGCCGATAACCTTTAGATTTGTGCCGTCGTCAGAGTAGAATTTGTCGGTATCAATAGCATAGACAATTGTGCCCTCTTTTCTCGTGAGAGCGGTAAGGTTTGCGAGAGTATCTTGAGGGATTGTAATTCTCACCGTGTCGCTTGCCGTTTCACCGTTGAGCCCTGTGATTGCACTAGCAGGGTGAGAGTTGGCGTCACCTCTTCCCGAAAGACTGTTGTGGACCCCTGATACACCTGCAGCAACACCGGGGCTTGTCGTGCGCCTGATATCCTCCACGGCCTCAATTGTCACCCTAGCGTTGTTGTTCGTGTTTATTGTGCGATATCTCAGCGTGACTTTATATAGCGGCAAGATCTCTTGAACTGGCAAGCTCCCAAGAGACAGGTTAGCTATTGAAAACGCCTGAGCCCCTGCAAGTGTAGACGACTTATTTTGACCTGCGATAAGCATGAACCTGTTAGCTGACTCTGCTGAGTTTGTCGCAAAGATATAGACGTTGAAATAGTTGCCGTTCGTGACAGGGGTCAGGCCCCAAGATCCAGAGGTTGTATTGATCTGTGCCACGTTACTTGAATGAAACGCTGGAATAGTATCGGCTGAATCCTTTCTCCAATCACCGTTGGCCCCCGTTCGATACCACTTATCCCAGTTGTTACCCTTAGCCTTTGCAGTAACGGCGTTTCTAATGTCTTCATCCCAGAAGTTCGTGGCGTCGATAGCCATCTCAACATTCGATAAAGTATCGCTTGATAGTGTGTAGCCAGAGATAGCGCCGCCCGACTCATAAGCAGCACCTCTAGTGAGGTGAGCTTGCTTATGCTCATTTGCTGTCCATGATAGACCGTGACGCTCCTCAAGAAAGATGTAATCAGCTGTTGTGGCATTCCAGTAGAACCCTGCCCATATAACTTGATTGAGAATATCAACCGAAGTCACGGCCTGAGCTGTGAGTCCTGAGTTTGTGAAAACTAGGTAGTATGAACCCGTCGTGTTAGGCACTGTAACAGTAACATCCGCGACCGATGAAACCTTGTTGCCTTTGTAGTAGTAGGAAAATGGGTGAGCAATCTTGATTTGCCTCGATCCTTCATACGTAACAGTTGGAGGAGTAGGAAGCACAACAAGACCCATTGGCTCTTTAGTGTCAGACACGATATTTTGTAGGGCTAAAACATTGACGTTGATAGAGTTGATCTGCCCCTGAATACCGCTTGTCACTCCAGACACCCAGCCGAGCTCGGTAGCTGTCACTGCTGAAGTAGTAATAACTCCACCAGCACTTGACACTAAAGCTCTGCTTGCTGTAAGGGCTGCAAGCTTTGAAAGAGCAATAGCTGCATCCGACTTAACCATGGCATCTACAATATTGTCAGATTTGATTGTAAGACCAGAAGCTACGTCCGCTAAAATGTTGCCTAGAACCGAGGTGTCGACGTTCTCTGGAAGATCCGAAGAGTTTCCTATGATGAGATCATTTTCTGGAATCGAAAGACCGGGAACAGTTGCCCATTCCAAAGCGCCCCCGGCTGACTTGACTAAAGCCTGACCTGCTGATCCATCGGCATCAGGAAAGATAAAGTCGTAGTCTTCACTTGGATCGGCTTGCAAAGTGACATGATAGTCAGATCCAAGTTTCACGCCGCCCGTAGTGATCACAGATGTTGAACCAAAGTCGCCGTTAAATGCGATCTTACTCCAGGCAATAAGGGCATCGGCTGCAATATTGACATCTTTGATATTTGTTATCGGGTTATCGAGTGCATCAATGGACTTATTTGTCAAAGTTTGCTCGGTAGAAATATCGACAAGAGCAATATCTTCCCAAGTGATAAAGTTTGCCGAGTTTCTGCCCAGCTTCAGATCCGCACTATTGTCCTCATTACGCCAAGCGACGATATCGCCTTTAGCGAGTCTCACCGCCCCTGAAAGAGCGGGGGTAGCCGTCTTAGTCTTAAAATACTTTGAGACTACCCCATATGCGCTCCCAAGGTCGAGGTCTGCATCTGTTAGATGCCAGGCCCCGCCCGCCTTAGTCAGCATCCCGTTTGGGATCGCTACCATGAACTTTGTAACTTCATCACCCCAATTCACGTCGTCCGTATCGGGGATTGTATAGTTAACACCATTATAAACAATTACTGTTGACATATATAAAACCCCATCCTTGGAGTGAAAACTATCAATACTTCTTGCCGAACAAATAAACCTTCATACCTGTAGCACCTGCATCAATTGCAACGGCAACACGAATGTACTTGTAGTATTTGTCTACAAGATCCCAAATTTTATGTGATCCTGTTGTGATCGCTGTTTCTGTGGTGAGAAGCTGAAAGTTTGTGCCGTCATTTGAAAACCAGATCCCAATGTTGGCCGTTCCAAGCACTGGAAAGTCGATTGTGTTTGTAGCACCAGAACTACCAGCGTTCGTGATGTTTACCGCTGTCCCTGCTTTAGCGTTAGCCAAAGAAGTGGCAAGCTTGATTGTGTTCTCATCAACGACTATTACGTAGTAGACAGTCAGCAGCGAAAGACCACCCGGAAGAGTACCATCTGTAGTAATCTTGGTGATTTTAGTTCCTGTTAAAAGACCATGATTTGCAATAGTGATAGTATTGGCGTCGGCGTCAACATCAGTATCAGCAAAGTCAACATCAGTAAAACTTGCGTCGGTCCATACCGCTTGAATTGACCCCTGATCGAGATCATCAAGGGTAAAATCAAAGTTCTTATCATAGACAATTGTCTCGTCTATGATCTTAGCGTTTTTAGTTACAATCATCATTGCCCCCTTGAATAAACGGTTGGAGCTTCAGAAACACCGCCAGCACCGCCAGCAAGAGCTGCTGCACTGACTACAATTCCGTTGGCTGTTGCGCTGTTTTCAGCAAGGGCGATAAGGTTACCGATAACACCCGCTTGGTGAGCTGTAATTGTCACTACTCCAGCTGAAGTCACTGCTGCTGACACATAGAGCTTGGTTGTAGTGTTGGCATTAACTGCTGCTGCGAAGTTTGCTACAGTTGTTGCGAGATCGGTTTCTTTTTTGAACTGAACTGCGGTTGGAGTGCCAGCGTCAACACAAGTAAAAGTAACTCCAGCTACAGTTACAGTATCGTTTGCTGCAAGGTTTGCGTAAATGAAGGTAACAGTTCCACTTGCCCTCACCGCTGCAGCCGCATTTTTTGCAGCAATTACTTTTCCAGAAACAGTTCCACTTGCGAGCCGCGCAAACAATGTGCTGAGTGCTGTCATCTCGCCCCTTGGGTCTGTCGAAGATTTGAGGTAATCGTTTACATCAGCTCTATCGACATTCACGGTTATATTTAAAGACTTTGCCATTTTGTTTTTCCCTTACTTAAAAGGGTTAGCGGAGTTTACCGCTAACCCAAAGACTAAGAATGAATACGACCCACCCAATTAAGAGTTGACAATGTTGTAGAATTTTACTGCTTGAGCTGGACGAGAAAGAAGAACTGCAAACTCAGCACCGCAACGGAGTGAGTACCCGGCGTAGCCTGGGATCTCTTGGAAAAACTCGTCTGTTTTTCCGGGGCGCTGGAAGGAGAGTTCTTTTGCGCCAACGCGAGAAAGATACTTGGGAGGAACAAGATAAGCCTCTCCCTCTTTTACGATGTTGTTCACGACTACCTTGATCTTGCCGCCTGGGCCTTGGTAGCAGATGCCTTCTGTGCCGTTCTCAGATTCGTTGGAATCATAAGATCCATCGTACATTCTGAGAGCTGCTTGATCGGCGTTGAGGTTCTGGTAAGTCTTTGCTGAAACCATCAAAACAGACTCGCTGTTGAGACCGCCGACCGATACCGCTTTAGCAGCACCCGCAAGAACCTTTGCCATTGTGAGCGAAGCACTCTCACAGTCATGAGTTTGACCTTGCCATAAAGGGTAAACAGTTGGATCAATACCAAGGAATGTCGCACCGCCTACGATTTGCTTTTCAAGACCAAGCATATCGTTTGTGTAGGCACCCTTTGGCATCATGTAGACAGTCTGAGAGTCAACGGCTGTGTCCACTGCTCCAGCTAGAGTTGCACTTGCGCAAGTAATAGTGATTGTACGAGTACTAGCGACAACCTTTGTAATCTTGCCAGTTACGTTTGCGTTATCTGTGATTTGTGTCGAGCCATAGTAGAATTCAACAGTAGCGCCGATTGCGCCGCCCCAAATGCCACCTGACCACTGAGCTTCGGTGATCGTTACGGTAAGTACCGCTGAAGCTGCTGAAGCTGTTGCAATTGTTCCCCATCCTGTACTTGATTTACCATAGAGCATGGAGATCTCAAGATAGCGAGCAAGAGAATCATACATCACGCGAGCACGAAGGGTAGCTTCGGTCATGAATGTTTTAGCGTTGTTCGCCATTCTGTTCGCTACAGATTCAGAGATCTGAGTCAAAAGAATAGTTGGCTGAGCGTCAACTTCAATCTCGTCATATGCAGCTGCGCTTGCATCGTTAAGTGCAAACACAGATCCATCGCCAAAAGTAACTCCGTTTTCGTGGCTGAGCTGCACAGGAACTAAGTATTTTCTACCTTCCTTAGTTGCCTCTGTGATCTCAGGAATCATTTTCATCAGCACAGCATTCTCTGGAAGAAGTGTCTGTGATTTGTCCTGAACATATTTAAACTGGGTATTCAAACTGGTAAGTATTGATGCGCCATCGTATGCCATAAATTTAAAACCTCTTGTCTTAAAATTTAATTAAAAAAATTCAAACCAAACTATTTTTTGTGAGTTCGCTCTTGCTTGATTTGTCGCTCGGTTGTCTCCATCCTAGAGAGCCTTGCGAGATCTTTTTGCTGAGGCTTGTGCTCAGTTTTAATCTTATATATTGCCGTGCTTTTTGGTCAACTTAACTGAATCTAACCACGAAAGCCTCTCATCACCTCCCTTTCCCAGTCTTTGCCTGAGAGCTTGCGCTGTGGTTTGTCCCCTTTTTGCATGCCTTTTCCGGGAACGAACGTGTAGCCGCTCTCTGGCTGAGACTTTTTGAGCCGTGAAAGATCATAGTCACGTATTTTTTTCGCGTTTTTCTCTCCTAAGAACTTTAAAATTGCTGCACCGTCAAGTGGGTCTAAAAGCTCCGATACGTCTTGCACATAGTCTTGGTATACGGCGTCAGCGTATTCAGCTGGATCACGGTTGATTCCAGCCTCGATATCGGCCTGAACATAATCGATCATTCTGCGAACTGCCCCGGTTGTTCTCGGTAAGCCGGAATTTTCAAGAGCCTTGGTGAACTTCTGGTCAAACTCTTGCTCATAGCGCGACTCCTCTTCAGCTTCCCTGGCTTGCTGCTCTTTTTGCTGCTGCTCAGCTCTCATTTGGTCATAGAGCTCAGCCTTCTTTCTAGCCTCGTGATAGGCTTTCTCCTCGGGGCTCATGCGCTTCATCTGTTCGGCCATTTGCTCTTGCTGGATCTGTTCCCAGATAAACTCTTCAGCAATGTTTTTAAAATCGATCCCGATGTTGGGGTCAGTGAGAATGGAACGGGGGTCAGTCTTAAGTCGATGTTTGAAGTCATCGATCTCTTTTTTCATCTTGGCCGCTTCTTGCCAAGTTTCTGTGGCTGCCGCCCCCTTTTGCGCATATTCGTGATATTTGGTTTCATCAACCTCGATCTCCCGCCCTTTGACCTTGAGTTTTTTCAGGGCTGCCTCGGCTTTTTTCATGGCCTCGGTGTCCGGTTTTTTGACGTCCTCTGTCTTATTTTCGGACTCTGGCTTTTCCTGTGGCTCTTTGGGGGCCTTGGCCTCTTTTTTTGCATAAGCTGGGTTGATGCCTGGAGGGGTTGCGTTGAATGCTGCCTCCAAGCTGTCTTCGTTTGTCTCTGTTTGAGTTGGTTCACTCGTATTTTGGGTAGCCGTTTCCATAATCACGCTCCTTGTGAATGGTTAAGTTTTCTACATCAATCCTTGAAGCTGCCTGTATCCTTCTTGCGCATTCTCATCAGCACCGTCAGGAAGTCCGGGAAGCCCTGGCATGTTGGGCTGGTTAACCTCTTGCGCTTGCTGCTGCATTGGAGGAGCCGCGTTAGCCATCGCTGCCATGTTCGGTGGCGGGGGCTGAACCTGCTGACCGGGGCCTTGGTTTGGCATCGGGGGCTGCATCGGGTTTGGAAGCGGACCCTCTCCCATCCATGCGAGCATCCCAGGGGAAGAGTTCTGGAGCTCCATAGCCATGTTGAAATGCTCCATCATGTGCTGCTGAACAATTGACTGAAGCTGAACATCAAGACGGGCATCGGGGTTAGCGAGGATTGCTCTGTGTTCCAGCCAGTGTGTTTTGTGATCATCGGATGCAAGCATGATCGGCATTTTGTATGATCTCATGTCTTCGTTTTCGGCTTTGATGAGGATGATCTCGCTCATCTCTGACTCATAGAGTGGCTCAAGGGTGCCAGTCGTCACAACAGAGAGGTACTCTCTGGGGTTTCGAATCATGTTCGCTGAAAGAAGATCCTGCGCAATTTGCATCTTGCCGGGGGACGTCTTGCTGAGAGACGAAGTGGTCTCAAGGATAACCCGGTCAACGTTCGACAAATCTTTGCCCGTGAATGTGCGCATGATTGGCCTATTGAACTTGCCAGCTATCACCGCTTGCTTCTCATAGTCAACAAAGTCCTGCAGGATATGGATAAGGCCCGTTCCAACCGACTCTTGAATCTGGTTGTAGCTGTTCTGCAGATCCGAGCTGAAAGTGAGAGCTTGGGATGCCACGAATGCAAGAGAGGACCCAGACTTCAAAGTGGTAGGAACCTCGCCCCGGTTCACCGAAGAGACTCCACTAATGGTCTCCATGATCTTCTCTAGCCGTTCGATAAACGCAAAAATTTCTTTTGGGGTGTTGAGCATCTCCAAGACTTCGGGTTTGACGACAGACTCAAGAAGGTTGAGGCCCCCGGCGATCTGAAGCTTGGTGAGCTGGTTACCGGGTGGCTGCCAGAAGTTTTGCACACCGGAAGCAAATTGGTTCGAGGTGACAATCGAATAGAGCTTGTCAATTACTTGCTGGATGCCAAGAAGATCGAAAGCCACCGTGTAGCCGAAGGGAGCACCGACAAGGTCACTTGCCGATATCCTGTAGATTGGGATCTCTTTGAATGCCAATGGTCCATCAAACAGCACTGTGCCGTCCTGTAGAAACACTGTGTAGCGACCGTTAGGAAGAGAGTCCGTTCGTTTGTGAATGAAGTTATAGACATCAATGAGCTCCGTGTGCGAAGTGCCGACCCCTGCAGCGGGAATTATCTTGGTCGGATCGACGTACCTACGTCCGCTTGTAATGTCTGTCGAAATGTTGAGGATCTGTTCAGAAGCGTGAGGGTACTTTGCAGCGAGGTCAAAGCGATTGAAACAGTCGTGTGTAATGTACCAGTCAACATCAGTGTTGGGGTGCGTCACGTCACGGATAACATCAAAGGGGTGATAGTTGCGGCAAGTAACGTCTCCTTCGTACTCAAGACCGCTTTCGCCTACCCCGTACTCCTTGCCCTTTCTCTCATCCCAGTCAATTCTTATGAAACCCTCGCCAAAGATTAAAGCGAGCTCTACAGCATTGCGAAGGTATCTTTCGATCCTCTTTTCTCTCATGTAATAGTCTACAAGACCGTCGCCGAGGTAGGCTTGTGAGAGGGACTCACTGTCTGAGTTGATCGCCCTGCACTTAAGCTGTGGGCGCTGCTGAGTCGTGAGCACAAGAAGGTGGGTTATGAGGTTTCTCAGGTGGTTGACCTTTATCGATGCCATCTCACCTTCAACACCTGACTGTCTTATTCTTCCGATTGCAAATATACCAAAACCGGATAGTGCTGTGTCTTCAATGAGCCCGTAATAACTGTAGAAAGCCCTTCTCCACAGGTCCGCGAGCGCCGAGCTTGTAAGATAAGCGTAATAGTCCGATACTTTCCCCGCCAAGCGTTCGCCGATCTCTTCAATTGGAGCACTCGCAAAGTGTGTTTTAGAGTCACGGTATTCCTTCATTTTATTTCATCCTTGAAATAGCGAGCGAAGCACTGCTGCGCTCTTTGTTTGAGGTACATTGGTTGTATCGATGTAGTGAGTATGGGGCTGCGCATCTCCCAAGATGGGGTATGGGTTTTTGCGCACAGCGTGACGATAGCCGTAAACCAAGGCCATGAACGCGTCCATGTGTCCAAGGCTTTGGGTACGGGCAAGATCAGTTTTGTTCTCGTTGAAAGTTCCAGATCTCAAAGTTCTAATGAGAAGATCACAACGCGGATGGATCTCTATCTCGTTTCTGCACAAAGCAACTCGAATGAGGTTGACCGAAGTTTCAAGCTCTTCTTTGAGAGGGAGGGCGACGGGATACTTGTGCTGAAGCATGAAGTCAACCCTCATTTGCCCATCTGAGTCAACCCATCTTCCGTGAAAGTGAAACCGTGTCCTAGAGGCAGAATCACTTTTTGGGTGTATATATTCCCCCTCCATATTCCTCGCCTCGTCAACCATTTTTCCAGACCCTGTCTCAGGTTCGAAGTGTCTCTCATCCAACACAAGAACTTTCGCTCTAACGAAGTCAAACGCCATAAGAAGGAATACAGATTTATCACGTACTCCCCCCATATCACCGCCGACCCATATATTTGCGTATTCTGGGAGTTCAAACTCTTTAACGTGTCTCTTTTCTTCAAATTCAGGTGCAAGTATAATTGTTGCATCTCTAATCTGTTCACAAAGGTACTCCCTTTTAAAGTCCGGTGACTCCATTCCTCCGCAAAGTTTCACAATCGCATTGAACTGGGCCTCAGTGATCTTCTTGTTGTCGTAGATTGTGAACTTGAAGAAAGCATTTTCAGCCTGGGCCTCTGGAACGGTTATTGTGCAAAATGGGTGATCTGGGATCTTGGGAAGCGTGGTCATGTAAATTATCTGAGCATGTTTGCTGTGGGTCAGGGCTGGAGCAAGGTCAGAGCGGAGAAACTCTAGGTACATGTCTGGATCTGACTCAAGAATCTCTTCGATGTAAACCTTATAAAGAGTCTTACCACGGTGGTCAGAGGAGTTGGTATCAAACCCTCCTAGTTTGAGTTCACTTCCATTGTGAAAATACCAAGTATCCTCTGACTTAACGTGCCTAATCATACCTTGCGGCATGTCTCGACATATAAGTTTCATCCTCGGCCTAACAATCGCTCTGGCTTGCTTGATTGTAGGGCCTATGATCATAACGACAATATCTTCGTTTCTGAGGCAGTCTTCAGTAGCCAGAAGACAGCCCAGAACCGACTTGCCGTACTGTCTTGCGCACAAACACACCACGGTTTGAATGCTGGTAGGCATTTTTCTGATGCGTTCGTAAATGTTTATCTGCTGCTGCCAAAGCTTGTATGAAAGATCACCGTGCTGCCACAACACCTGTGCCGCTTGTCGCTGCGAGATTTGAACTGCAGCTTTACTCAACTTGATCACCCCTAGCGATCTTCACAAGATCCTGCAGTTGAACAGTTACGGGTTTTGCATTCTCTCCCTGTTCCCCTTCGGGCTGATTCAAATCAAGCTCTTTAATTTTTGGGTGCGTATAACTCAGTATCCTGTACAATATCGAGATGCGTTGTTCGAGTGTCACCTTGGGGTTGTTCCAGAGCTCGATTAACTTCTCTGCTACAACAAACCCTCTCGACTCAAGAGCGTCTCTTAATTGTATGGAGACCTTGTTCACGCTTCCTCTTGGCCGTCCTTTGCCAATAGGAGGTTTTCTCTCCATAAATTTTCCTTACTAAAATGCCATCCTAGCGTTTCAGTGTGAGAACAGATTTAAGGTGTGATATCGAATCATCGATTGCCTTAAACCTGCTGTCTAATTCGTTCACGTATTTCTTGTGAGAGGTTAAGTGCCACTTCTTAACACGATAAGATGCAACACAGACACAAAATATCACTAAGTCAATCCAACTTTTTTCGCCTTTGCCCAACATGTTAATTGTTGATGCAAATAAAGCGAAGTTTGTGAGGCTTAGTACACCACTGTTAAGCAGGTTTAGCTTCGATCCCGTACTTGTCAGGGTTTGCCCAATACTTGCCCACGCTAATCTTAAACTTTTCTTCAATGATTGGCCTCGTGTTGACATCTGAAACCTCGGTCGTAAGCACATTGTAATTTTCATCAAGGTTTAGCTTGATAAATACCCATCCTCCAGCCGCCCTTGCTGTAGCAAAAGCTGGGATGATTTTCTCTGGCTTTTCGAGCTTAGGTTTCGTGCTGCTTTTATTATACACCGTCTTGCTCATTTTCGACCCTTTCATGTTCCTTGAATGACTGTTCAAGATCATCCAGTTCGGGATCTGCTTTGTCCTCTTCCTTGGGCTGCTTTTCTTTGTCCTTTTCGGCCTGAACCTTGGCGAAAAATTCCATGGTGTCTACGGCCTGGGAAACTAGGCTTGCGTGGGTAGCTGGAAACAGCCCTTCCATAAGCAAAGCGCCGATGCCCATGAAGACCTGAGTTGAGCCCTCTGGGTACTCGTCCAGGGTCGCGTATTCGTCCAGGTGGGCAATAGCACTTTTGATCAGTTTAGCATGGGTGCCGGGGTATGTGCCTTGCATGAGTAGCTGAGCTATGCTTTTGAGTAGGTCATAAGCCTTGATCGGCTGTGGCTCTTTTTTGACAATTTTGACTTTATAATCGTTGGGTTTTTTGTGCCTCGCACGTGCCTTTTTTGCTTGCAAAATATGACCTCCATGTCATGGGCTCGTATTCGGTTTTTTGCATGTATGCCTCGACCATTTATAACACGCTAAAATTGTTACTGCCAAATTAAATAGCACTCGACTGTTGACAAGCCTCACTAGAGCTGCTAGTAATGGTTTCAGTGAGACGCTACAGGGCGCAAAAAAACAACCCGAACGGAGATAAAAAATGAGCACAATTTTAAACCTTAAAAACCTTGTAAACGAAAGTGTTAGAGCATACGGACTTTTCAGAATGTGCTTAGATATTTCTGACAAATCAAATTTGGAAATTTATAGGGCTATTGACAGAGATAGATTCGATAACGCAACAAAGTATGTAACAAAGCTAACTATTGCTTATATTCACGAGGGAATGGAACCTGAAATTGTTCACATTTTCGATCAAGAAAACCCTACACTGTCTGACCTTGAAACATATCTAAAAGAAAAGCTTACAGATGATCTTATGAAAGAGGTTGGCGTCGAGGTTTCTGTGGTCGGTAATATTGATCAAACAAGAATAGGTAAAAACACAGTTGAAGGTCTATTAAACTATCCTCATTTCATGACTGAAAATGAAAGAGAACGACAGTTTTTAACATCTTATTGAGAGAGGAAAAAATGCCCCAAATAACGACTAAAAAAGGACGAGTTTTCACATGGGTTTCCTACGTCGGAAAACCAGTTGTGATCGAGTCCCAAAACCGCAACAGAAGAACATGCTTCAAGAACGTTTTTAGCTGCTGTGACGGCAAGAATTATGTGTTCTATCAAGGGTTCTCATATGAGCATATCGGATCTTGCCCTATGAGCGGAAAAATGATGTTTAAGAAGTCAGAAAACCAATACGAATTTGACGATAAAAAGGTGGGATAATACATGTACAAAATAAAGCTTTATGAGCGCAATGTTTACGGCAAAATTATGATGTATTTTAGAGAACAAAACGAGGCTGAAATATTCAAGATCTTGACAGGACAAAAGACTATCAGCATGAAGCAAGTTAAGGCCATGGAATGCTTCGGCGTGACGTTTGAAATTGAGAAGCTGCCGGAGAATGTAAAGTGACATCGGTAAAGCTTACAGATGAAGAGCAGTTCATTCTTGAATGCATAGCTGAGGATATTCATCAAGAAGATAGGAGAATTACTCCAAATGAATACATTTTCGCATGCAGAATAGATGGGATATTCGGCGATATAGATGCAGATAATATTTTAGTTTCTTTAGTTGAAAAAGGGTTCATAACATCTCGTTTCAATGATTATTATGCTTGTATAGAAGTTGCCATTACAGAGAAAGGGTTTTCACACCTTGAAATAAATTACCAAAAAGAAGAGCCCTATCAGATTGGTGAAGATGATGAGTTAGAATAGCAATGAGAAGGAGTAAACGAATGAAAGCCCGGCTTGAGTTTGAGATGCCTAAATGTTGCTTCAACTGCCCTTGTTGTTGGGAAGGTGCTCTATGCTGCAAAGCTGTGAAAGAAGACTATAGAAAAGACAGTTTAGGCTTTAAGCCGTTTGAATATAAATTTGACATATGGGAAGGAAAGCCCGACTGGTGCCCGCTGCAGGAGGTTGAGAAGTGAAGTATTCAATGCTGGACAAAGACAAGAATGTAATCGAGATATGCAGAGAGTGTTATCTTAAAAATCATGAAAAAATTTGGTCCGAAAGGATATTAGCATGCGATTCAATTGATGATCAATGCTTTGTAAGCACCATAGTCCTTCCTTTTAATCATGGCATTCATGAAGACCCACTGTTCTTCGAAACAATGATATTCAATGGCCCTCATGACGGGTTTATGGATCGCTATGCAACATACGATGAAGCCGTTGCAGGACACGCTAAAGCTGTAGCTATGGCCAAGGGCGAACAAATTTGATTATAATATCCTCATTACCAACAAATTTTGGGGGTGTAAATGAGGTTTACCGAGCTCAATATTGTCCTTCGTGCTACTAAGCTTTGCGATCTTCTGAAACAATTGAATATTGATCTTAAACATGATAGAGCACTTGACATAATTTCTCGTCTTGAGGGGTACAAAGATTACGCCGAAATGTACGAGGTTTTGAAGGAGGAAAACAAGGGGTGGGAGAGGAGAAGACGGTTTTGATAAGTGAGAAGGTTGATAAATGCGCCCAGCACCTCATAAGCTGGTACGGTTTTAAGAACCAACTTCAAAAAGCTGCAGAAGAGTCGAAAGAATATGAATCAGCTTTGGATGATCTTATTGTACTTCCACTGATCGACTGTGTTGTTTGTGAGAAAAAATGTGATGAATTTCGCGAAGCTGTTGAGAGCTTAATTGATGAAACTGCAGACGCGATCTTTACAGCCTACCAAGTCGCAAAAATGATAGGACTTGAAAAGGTCATAGAAAGAATAGAATACAAAGCTAATCGTGCTGTTGAGCGAATAAACGCTTAATATATTTTGAAAGGACTAAGATGATTGCAAGAACCGTTAATAATCCGATTGAATTAGTTGATGCATGTATTCAGATGTTAATGTTTCATAAAATGAATATGATTCAGACATATAATGAAAATACAGGTAAGCAAAAGAAGAGTAAAGAACCCGCAAAAAAAAAGCAACGAAGAAAAAATAAGAAGACAACGGTAAGTGCTGCGAAAAAAAGAGGAAGACCGGGCAGGAAACCAGGACCAAAACCAGCGATTTAATTTAGTTTTTGAGATACCCCTTTTCAGCCAAGATCTTGACCAAATCTCTTTTTTTATAGCTGACATCACAAAGCCAACGGCCAAAGCTATCTTGCTTATGAGGGGTAAGCTCAACTCTGTTACCTCCGATCAGAGAGGAAACATACTCTTTCGCTTCTATTCCTTGCTCTTTATCACAACCGTGCACTTCCCATGCATCACACCCAAAAACGCGAACAGTGACGTGAATAGACACGTTGAAGCCAAGTTCTACCTGGGCCTCAAAAGTATCCCCGTCGATCACCCTGGTGACTTTTGAATCATGGTGCATACCAACATTTCGGCCTATTACTACAAGTTTTTGCTTTTTTATCTAATGGGATAATCTTATCATCCCATGGTTTGTCACACAAGATACCAGCGATCATCGTATCAAGTCTGCACTGCGGGGTAGGATGCCCCTGGAATGTCTTTTTCACATCATTCTGCTCGGGAGTCGTTGGGTCTGTTTCTTTTATCCATGGGCGGTACACAACTGCCAAGAAATCTGATAAACTTTTAGCCCCCATCAAAGTCAACATGCACACGTCTTTATCGTATTTTTCATCGAAATATTTTTCGCACAGATCGGACTCTATTCTGAGTTGATTGATCAGTTTTCTTTTTTTTATGGTTTTACCAAAAATCTTTCTGGCACAAACATGGGCTGCGTAGTAGTCGGCTTGCCCCTCTGTCGAGCTCTTGAGATAGTCCTTTATCGGGTAGCCCCCAAGCAGATGCCCGATCTCATGACAAAGAGCCATTGTAAAGCCCTCCTTTGTGATCTGTACTTTCCTCGCCAAACCGCCGTGTACCTCGATCTTCCAGTTTCGCGCATACTGACTGTCAAACTGATAGACATACATATTGGAGTCTTTACTATCCCATTTGCGCTCAAACCAGAAGTTTACCCCAATGGCTTTGAAGATCGGCTGATAGGTATCATTGACGGATTGGATCAAGTCGTGAAACTGCTTTTCTGTGATATTTGAGAGTCCCGGATTATCGTCTGGAACATCGTTCGGCGGCATGTCTGCAAATATCATTGTGGAGACGAGAAAAGCGATGAGCAAAGTGACCATTTTTTGACCCATAAAAAAACCCCCGATAAGCTGTATCAGGGGTTTAGTGTAGCATGGAGTAATGCCTTAGTGAAATTCGACTTGCTGCATACCTATTGGAGTTCTTTACCAAGCTTACCATGAGCCTTAATTGCTGGCAATACATTGACCGTTGTTCCATGAAAAGCGGTGCCACATTTTGTAGTAGCAAACACGGTCAGCCTCTTGGTGATTCTTGGCACATAATTGATCTGTGCCGTGAGTGGCTTACCGTTGTTATCAAAAGAGGGATCTGCGACCCAAGTATAAGTGTGTCCGGGACGCGCCTTTGTACCCATCACAATCCTCTGTCCTGCCCTTACACTGATGACATCGGGATACCCGGTGTAGGCAAAAGGCTGTGGCTGGCATCCTGGATCTGGCTTTGGATCTGGGCCTGGAGGCGGTGGAGGGGGTGGGTTTGGCTCAGAGTCTTCGGCCACAACGTAGTTCGCCCAAGCGCCGATGCCATTAGCTTTAAACGAGATATGGCCCCAGCCATTGATTCCCCAGCCAGTACCCCAGCTATTGCGCATGATCCAATATCCATCGCCGTTATTGTCATTCCAGCCTACTATGTTTACTGCATGATTGAGATCCCTGAAACCTGTGTCTCTGAAGATGCCACCACGATAATTTTGTAGGGCGTCATCTACAGCTATACCAACTCCCAATGGACCGTAGGTCATCAAGGCTCGTTTCAGCCCATCAACATCATTTCCAGCATTGTCGCCACCAGGCAGATAAGCCCAGTTTTTGATCGCCCATTTGTAGCTTAATCCCGATTTACACTGGGAATCAGTTCCGGTATAAGGGTAATCGATCTCTAAAATTGATCCCTTCGGTTTCATCATGTAGTTGTACGCGAAGAACCCTCCGTTGCAACCCCAGCCTTCATTGTTACACGAAACCAAATACTGCTCTGAAAGATCTTCTTTCCCACCCTTAAAAATTCTTCGCACATCTTCAAAAGTAGCAACCGAGCTGTAACTCCAACAAGAGCCGCACCCGCCTTGGTTGCGAATTGGCATCAATTCGGCCTTTGTTCTCCAATCGAAGGCTGATGGAAGGGTTTCCCCAACACGAAGCTTTGGGGCCTCTTTTACGTTCGTAGGTTTGAAGTTTGGGGGGATCTTAAGACCTGTTGCGTAGGGTCCAGCACCGCCACCCGATAAGACTGGATCTGCGTTAACAACGACACTGTTTGACGCCTCGTGCGAGCAAGCTGCGAAAGCCGCTATGAGCGCAAGGGGCAAAAAGAACTTCTTCATCGATATTCCTCCGTATTGTATTTCTCTTTGGCAGCATACCATAACTGGGTGTTTTCATCATACTTCCACATTTTGATTAAATCGAAATTAGGGCAAGTTTTGTAAATATTGTAGTAGTTATGCGGCAAGACGTTCTTGCCGAGGATACGGTACCTGTCCATGAAGCGTTTCACGACGCCCCAGAGGGCCACAAATTGCTCTTCCGTGAACTTTTTATTGCCCGAGACACATATGCCTATGGAGTTTTTATTATGGCCCTGACAGTGAGCGCCAACCTTGTCCAGTGGGCGACCGTTGAACACCCTGCCGCGCTTGTCGATAAAGATGTGATAGCCAATGTCCGACCAGCCTTTATCAAGATGCATTTTCCTGATCGCTTCGACGTTATCCAGATCTGGATTATCTGTTGCGCTGCAGTGGATAATAATCTCTTTTATGTCCGAAAGTTCACGGTTTGCTACCACCATTCAAATCGATCTCCCAGAGGTCACAAATCTGCGCTTTTTCGCGCTCACAAAACATGAAATATTTGCACTTGTCACAGCTTTTGAAGTTCTGCAATTTCAAACTCTCCCATAACTTCTTCAAGTGGATCAAAAGCCTCTGCTGCGACTGCTTTTGCGTAGCATTTTACGCGCTTTTTTGAGTCCTTAATCTCTCGATTATAACCCGCAACAAGTTCCTTTTTTTCCTCTGTTTGTTTCTCGATATGATTTGTGATTTGGACGATCTTTTTACTCAAAAATTCGATCTGTTTTTGATTCATTTTTCTCACCATGGTTAGCTATTTTTTTATATGATGAGAGTAGCGAGTTTTTGGTAGGGGTGCAATGCTTAAAAAAATAGCAGTTCAACATGATGACTTGAACTGCTAATCAACCCAAACAGACGCCACGAATTCAAAAGAATTTTTGACAGTTGTTTTTGGCACCATAACACAACAAATTTTTATTGACTAGAGGTGCATATTGAGAGTACCAAGAAGCGGTAGTAATTTTCTCTTTCCTCTGAAAATAAAAAAGCACCGCTCTCAATTTGCGATGCCTTTTTTTAGCCCAGTTGCCTCGACAAAGTGACTTGGGCCAGTCGTTAGAGTGATTTTTTGTAACTAACCATGTCTACACCCCCAGCACGACGCTTGAAACATAGCTTTTCGTGCTGGCGATTGCAAGGCCATTTTAAAGGGAAAGCTATGTCTATTGTTAAAACTACAAATTCTACCCATGAAAAAAAATCAGTAAAAAAATCAGATATCTTCGACCCTTTCGCTGGTGGTAGGTTTTTGATGGCTATTGCTGAAAATCAAAACCTAACTGCCGATGAGACGCTGATTTTATTGATTATAGGGTCTCATCAAGACTTCAATGATTTCTTGCACTCAAAACGGTACATGACCATTGAGAGAATCGCTTTTTTAGCTAAACGCACAGAAAGATGGATCAAGAAATGTCTAAGGTCATTAGAGCAAAAAGGCTACTTGATCACTGAAGAGTGTTTTAGAAAAAGCGGTAAGCAGTTAGCTAACAACTATTCGTTATCAGACATAATTTTTACAGACGCGCACCAAAATTGGCTGTCGAGTAGGGGTGAATACAGTTCACCCCACAAAGTGACGGAGGGTGAATACAGTTCACCCCCAGGGGTGAATACAGTTCACCCCCAGATCCCTAATAAAGAGGTCCCTAATATTAAAAAAGGTAAATCTAAAGATTTACCTAAAAAGGGAATTACTCAGAATAAAAAGTGGGAATTAAGGCAATGCCAGGACATGGGGATCGATGTTTTTACTCCCGACGCCGATCAGCAGGGAAGAATTCCTAACCCTGGGAGGAGAGCTATCGAGCTTCATATGTCTGAGATGCACCAAAGATACGGCTACCAAGCCGTAAAGCTCTTTATTGATGATCTCAAGGATCAAGGTCTAAGGGGTAAAGCTCTTTTCAACAGGGGCAAGATTGATAATGCTGTGAAAGCCGCTTTTGAGTTTCTGCAGCAAAAAAACTCTGAGGCAATATCTGAGTCCTCTCAAAGAATTCAAGACCAACCAATACCATTTTAACGATTTTAAAGAACAATGCCTAAAAGTCATAGTAACCGCATATCATGGAGTATTTATGCGTCAATTAAGTCAACTTGAGTACAATTTAGCTTTATCGATTGTTACAAAATTTTATCGTGACATTGAGTTATTTACAAATTTAGAAGCAGCAATTGGCATGAGCTGGGAGGAGTCTAGGTTTTGGGAAGCTAACCTAGATTTGGTATCAGAACTGCTCTTATTCCTTGGAATTGATAAAGAAAAGTTCGTCACTACATTGTTGATCGGATATAACCATGATAACGGTAAACGATCTCATGGAAAGGCTAAAGACTTTCTTGACGATCTTCTAAGTCGTTTAAATATCA